TGGCGCGTGTTCGGCCCAATCCTTCAGTGAGCGATCAATGGATGATCCTTTCTACGTTACCGTCAGCCTAACGTTCATCGCCTTCATGTCATTCGGCATGGTTTGGTTTATCGTTGACTCCATAGACAAGATCGTGAAATGGTTCAGGCAATGAAAACATCAATCACGCTCATGCTCCTTCTTGCTTCCGTGGCCTACGCGCAGCCGGACTACTCCAATATGGCTCCGAAGTGGGGATCGTACCAAGACATTTGCCAGTCGGCGGTCGATCAGAAGAAGCCTCTCGTCGTCTTCTGTGACTGCAAGGCGAGAGCGATCATCGGAGTCATCACCTCCTACCGCGAGAACGTCCCGGAGGTCCAAGGAAGGCCGTCAATCATGGTCTACATCCCTGATGGGGCGGGTTGGCTTCAGGCCGGCCGTCGTCTTGGGCCGGACGCTGACAACGCAAAGATCGGCGAGACGATCAATTTGATGAGACAAAGGCAGGTGAGCCGTGCGGCGACCCCTTTCGTGCCATCCGGCAGGCAAGCGGAAGCTGCTGACGATGACCAAGATGCCGCGGGTCCGTGGCCTGAGTCAATTACGTTCATGAAGGGCATTCGAAGGTATAGGCCGGCGCGATATACCCAGAGAATCGCCGTGACCGATAATAGAGATTCGATCACGCCGGTTCCACGATCCCAACTCGAAGCGAAGTGGCAGGTTCCCGGAGGGTTGGTAGGATTGACCGGATGGAAGAGCGATCTGAGAAGGTACATTCCTGAAGGTGGCGTCCAGGGAATCGCGAACATCGCAGTTTGGAATGGGTCAAGCTTCCAGAACAACAGAGGCCACGTTCGTAGGTATCCTACCGGAACTGTGTTTATGGATATCCTGAGTAACACGGAGACAGGGAAGGTCTTCGAGCATCGGATCGCCGAGAAGAACGAAGACGGGACGTGGGAGAGGTACGTGGCTTTCCGCGATCCCGAGCAGAGGCCGCTTGGGTACGTTCCTTTGAAGAGTCACCAATGTGCGTCATGTCACGCAGAAGCCGGCACGGGAGGGTACGCCACTGGCCTGGTGCCTGGCGGCGATACCGTTCTCTCCGACGAATTTGGCGACTTGGAGCGATCAGGCAATAGAATGTTCGGTAGGTAAAATACACAATTTCGAAAGGACTGATAGATGAAGTATGTAAGGGACAACTGGATACCAGCGCTCATGGTGTCGGCTTTGGCGTGGTTCCTTGGAACCGTGTTCGCGCCTGATTATGCCGAATCTCGCCAAGAGGCGAAGCTTGTCTTCGATGACCCAAAAGACCCTGCCAGGATTCGCAAGCACCACAGGGGCCACAAGCCAGCGCCAAAGGAAGTGCGCGACAAGCTACACGCTGAAGCTTTCGCTCGCAACCGGCATCGCGTCAAGCTGCTTCCAAAGGCCACTCCCGTAGCCTTCAACTGCCGAACGGCCCCAGGCTTCGTTGTTCTCCCGACTGACGATCAAGGATCATGCGGGGACTGCTTTGGTGTGTCCACGTCGGACGGGGCTTCGATGGCTCTGGCCAAGGCGGGAATAATCCAGATCACCGACAGGCTATCGACCCAATGCGGCCTGGACTGCGGTGGCTATCAAGGCGGGTGCGATGGAGGAGATGAAGCCCAAGTCATCGAGTATATCCGCACGGCTGGCCTTCCTCTCGCATCGGCCTACGGGCCTTACACGGCATCTGCTGGCAGGTGCAAAGACCTATCGGGCATGAAGATTTACAAGGTCGGCAACTGGGGCTATTGCACTCCAGCGCAAGAGAGCGGGGTGGCGGCGACCCAGGACATCAAGAACTGCATGGTGCAGTTTGGCCCGATCTCGGTAGCCTTCGACGCCTCTGAGTGCGACAACTACACCAACGGAACGATGACAGGAAATGGGACTGGCGTTGACCACGCTGTTCTTTGCATCGGCTGGGATGACAACCACGACAATGGAGATGGCAGCAAGGGTGCCTTCTTGGGTCTGAATCAATGGGGAACTTGGGGCATCAACGGAGACGGATCGTTCTGGATCAAGTATGGCGCTGACTCGTTCGGGACCGAGGCAATCTGGATCACGGCAGGAACAGCCCCTCCTACACCTCCAACTCCACCGGACCCGCCAACCCCTCCTGTTCCTCCAGTGCCGCCTGTTCCACCGGTTCCGCCACTGCCACCTGTGCCGACGAATTTCCCGACAATATCAATCTCCGCAAGCCTTCCGGCTGGGACTTACCAGCTTGCCCCGACAGGAACAACGGAAGTTGTGCCGGCCGGGACCACGGCAAAGGTCATGGACCTGTACAAACTACTTTCTCCGACATCACGATAACCAAAAGGAAAACTAATGTCTTCTTCGATATTCACCATCAAGGCGACCGAAATAGCTGGGACGCTATTGGCCAACGGCGCGCCTGCCGACCTGATGACCACGCCTGGCCCGTTCATCGCGTTCATCGAGCAGCTTCTGACCAATCTTCTGCCGATGCTCTCGGCGTGCGTCCCCATCGGAAAGCCGGAAGACTTGCTGCTGAAACTGAACAACCCAAGCGTTGCCGAGAAGTGGTATCTTCTCCGGACGATCCGGACACAGATGGACGATCCTGTGATGTTCCACTCAATGGGCAAGCCTATCTACCTTTCCATGCTCGCCTCGGGAAAGAAGGCGTCCATCGCGGACGCCACGGCGATGATGGTCCAAAGCGCGTGAGGAAGTGATGGCCGACGACTTCACGATCATCAATGGCCCGCACACAACGCCTCCTGTCGGGGAGATTCCTCTTCCCGATGGGACGGTCATAAAGTTGTGGAGCAACAGGCCGGAAGAACTTCTGTCGTCCATGCTACAGGCGATTGGTCCACTTCCCGAGCCTCCAGCGTTCGATCCTGGAGGTCAAATGGAGGTAACAGGGTATTCGAGCGCTGGACCGTGGGGCCAATCAATGCCGACGTACACGTACAATCCAGGGCAGGACGTCATCAACGCCGGACTCGCAACGGAGTTCACGGCAAAGGTAACGGCATACAATGCCAGGGTAGCGGCGATTCAGGCTGTTGTGCTTGAGATGTTCGAAGCCAGGAAGAAGGAAAAATGAACAGGCGTGAATTCCTAAAAGCTGGCAAGCCTCTTGCTCTGATTCCTCTCGCTGGATTATCAATCCAACAACCTCTGTACGAAGAGGTCTTCTGGTTGATTGTCCGCAAGCCGCACGGTGGATTTCCAGAGCACTTGATGTTCGTTGATGGTCGTTTAAAATGGAAGCCTTCGACTCATTTGAAGGACATGCCGGAATACAAGGAAGAAATGACAGCGGAGGAATACGCCAAGTCGTACGTGAAGTACATGAACAGCAAAGAGATGGATGGCGCAGAACTTTGGACCTGTTTCCCGATCTTCAAAAGGAAGTGATCTATGCTCAGGCTAATTCTCGTTTTCTCGATGTTTCTCTGCATAGTCGGCTCCACGGAAGCCGCATGCGGCAAAGGACGCATCAAGGCACTCGTCCATAAGTTACTCCATCCACTCAATGGGCGTGGCGCGTCTTCGTGTGGATCGGCGACCATGACGTATTCAACGACAACCGTCACGGTGATCCGGCAAAGCGCAGGCGCGTGCCAAGCGCCTGCCGCATGCGATCAAAAGAAATAGCAAGCGTGTCTCTCTTGGTGCCGCCGTCCGGTCGTCCTTGCCAGCGGCCGGACGGTTTTCTTTTGGGCCATTTATGACGACAGCCATTATCCGCGTCTTCTGCCCGCCGATGCCAGTCTACCGGATCGGCTTTGGCAAGTTTGAGACAGCGCGCGAGCCATGCGAGGTCGAGGTCGAGTTCCCTGACGGGACGATCAAGCGGTGTTCTGAGTGCGTCATCCCGCCGACGTCAGTCCTTGGCATCTTCCCGGATCAGAAAGTGTCGGCATGCACAGGAACAGGGATGTTTGATGACGGGAGCGGTGAGATAGTCTGGCTTCTTCCTCCCGAGCCTGTCCTGAACGGAACCGCCCAGCCGATCTTGACGACGGGAACGGTGGCGATAGCCTCGCGTGGTATCGGCACGATAGCCTTGAGGCTTCCAGCAGCCAAGACTTCCTGGATCGGCATCGGGGAGTTCCAGGCAGAGGCCGTTTACGCCGAAGGAACCGTGGAGTTTCCATGATGGAAGTGGTTATCATGTTCTGGTTCGGGTTCTTCATCGGCGCCATGGTGTGCCGGTTTATCTGGCTTCAGCAGAATGAAGCGCAGAGCCGCGAGCATTTCGAGGAGGATGACGAATGGCTGCCGTAAAGACACCCAAGGCAAGGCAGGCCGCAGCCAAGAAGGAGAAGCAAGGCTCGACTGTTGCGGAGATCTACGCAGAGGTCATCAAGAACAAGAAGGACTCCGTTGACATCAGGGAGATCGCCGATCACTTCATGCGAATCGTTGGAGGCCCGTCAGGATTCGCCAAGATGCTCATCAGGGATCTCAGAACGGCCAAGGCCGGGAGTGCTTCACGGGCGCGCCTGTTCGACATTGGCTTCCGGCTTATCAAGGACGTATCTAGCAGCCAGGTTGATGGAGACCTTGGAGCGATGACCGACGATGATCTCATGGAGAGCGCGTCAAGGTTGGTCGGCAGGATGAAAATGTCGCTTCTCACGTGGAGGGAATGCTCAGATGGCGACGGCATCTAAAGAGGCGGCCCGGCAACTCAAGAGAGTCCTTGCCGAGATCGCCATTCGCAAGGCCGAGGCCCTGCAAATCTACAATCCCCTCCCGTACCAGACAGCTTTCCACAACAGCAAGACTCTTGAGAGGATCATCCGTGGCGGCAACCGAGCCGGGAAGACGGTTGCCGCGGCTGTTGAGGTAGCGCGCGCCGTCACGTCGAAAAAGAATCAAGTCTGGTACGTGGTCGGGAAGGACGGAAGGGAGCTTGCTCAGGTCTTGTGGAAGAAGCTCGGTCGCCCAGGTGCCTTCTGCATGATCCGCGATGAAGTAAATAAGCGATGGCGCGCCTACGATCCTGACACGGACGCGCACCGATCCAAGGACAAGAGGCCGTCGCTTCCATTAATCCCGAGGCGAATGATAAAGGACATCGCTTACGAGAGCAAAAAGGAGGACTTGCCAAAGATCGTCACGCTCATCAACGGGACGAAGATCCACTTCTACTCGTCGAACGCTTCCCCGGCCCGTGGAGCGGATATTGACGGTGCGTGGTTCGACGAAGAGGCCGACGCGGACAGGGATTGGTACATCGAAATCGCTGCCCGCCTCCTGGACCGAGACGGAATCTTCATCTGGTCAGCTACACCCCAGGCCGGCTCCGAGAGGCTGTACGCTCTCCACGAGAGGGCCCTTGAGCAAATCGAGAAGAACGTGACTCCTCGCACAGTCGAGGAGTTCTTCTGCACGATGGACGACAACAAGCATGTTAATGAGGAGGCCAAGGAAGCATTCAAGGGGAAGCTGCTCGGAGACGACATCTCCTACGATGTTCGCGTGAAGGGTGAGTTTGCCCTTGTCGCCGGGCGCGTGTTCCCAGAGTACGCCCCGAAAGTCCACGAGATAGACCCGTTCCCAATCCCGAACGACTGGACCCTCTATTGCGCGACGGACCCAGGAAGGCAGGTTGCCGCAGTCCTATTCCTAGCGATACCTCCCCCGGAGAAAGAAGACCACATCTATATCTACGATGAGCTTTATCTGAAATGCTGCGATGCCACCCGGTACGGCCTTGAGATGAAGCAGAAATGCCAAGGAAGAAACTTCCGGGCATTCTTGATCGATGTCCACGAGTACAAGAAGAAGTCGGCCGGCGACGGGAAGACAATCGGCTGGCACTATGCCGACGCCCTGGAAGCGAACAAGATCAAGAGCGAGATCACCGGGAGCGATTTCCTTCTGAGCGACGGAAGTCCTGGGGCCATTCGTCCATCCCTGGAAGAGATTCGGTTGTGGCTGCGCATCAGGTCGAACGGCACGCCAAAACTCCTGGTGATGAAGAGCTGCTTCAACTTCATCAAGGAGATCAAGCACTACCGTTACAAGAAGAAACCAGACGGGACTTTCATCGACACTCCAGACGCGAAAAATAACCACACCATCGACGCGCTTCGCTACCTGGCGCAGCACAGGCCGCAGTGGATTCCCGCCAAGGCCGCTCAAGTAGTGGCATCTGGGGCGTATAAGTGGTACATTGAGCAAAAGGCGAAGGAAGCGAAAAAGAGCGGAAACTCTTACATGATGGGGCCTGGCGATGGTTCCGCACGAGCAGACCAACCACGGTAAATCGAAGAACGGCCTGAGCGCAGAAGAGTTGGCCAAGACCGGCCACAGTGTCTTCGTGAGGTGCGGGGCCGCATCTGCGAAGCAATGGAACGAGAGCCAAGAGCCGTTCTTCGTTATGGCTTGCACGGCAATTCGGATGATCGACGAAGCCATTGCCGCGGAAGCACCGATGAACTCCAAAGCTCTGGCGATCACGCTTCAGCAATCCACCGGTGACCACACATTCTTCGCAAATCTTCCGGACGCCGACAAGATAGCATGGGAAGCAGTCGGAAGGCACTTCTCTAACCTCCTGCACTCAGAGAGCGGAACCGCAGATGCCAAGGCGTCTGAGGATGCGATGATCTTGTGGGCGAATCGCAAGATCGCAGGTAACCACCCTGCCAGCACTTCAGCAGCGGCAACTCTCGACGAGATGGTCGAGCAGGTGAATGCCGCGAAGGTTGAGCGTAATGGGAAGCATGTTTCGACGCAATCAATGGCGGTTCCACCAAAGGAAGCGGTCAGCACTTCTCTTTACGATGTGCCGGAAAAGTACGGACTGCGAAATCAGCCAACGGAGCCTGTTTCTCGATTCTACGAAGCGAAGGAAATTCCTGAGCCGACACGCCAGGCCACGGCAGGCTTTCGTCATGTCATCCGCCTGAAGATCACTGACCACATGAGGAAGGCCCAGGCGCTTACTCGCTTCCTTGAACTGATCCCCGACGACGCCGACGAAGCGTTGGCTGACATTTTCTCTGAAATAATGAAAGGATAACATGACCGCGACCATGACCCAGACTCAGAAGTCCGAGGCGAAGACCTATATCCCGCCAACCGTCTCGATTGGCCAGATCGTCCACTGGTTCGTTGAAGGCAACCGGCGCCAGACTCCTTGCCCAGCAATCGTGACCGGGCTCGGCACAAAGTCAATCGAGCTGTCCTTAATTGCTCCCAACTACCAGGCCCTTGTCCCGAAGAGTGGGGTGAGGCATTGCGACGATCCAGAAGCCAGGGAAGTCGAGTTCCGAGCGTCCGGCTCGTGGGACCACACGCCCGAGACAAAGAAGATCGCGTCCATGATGATCGACATGGGCGTCAATCCGCACTCCGACATTTGACCGGGAGCGTTAATTGCGAACCGCGATGGTACAACTCCGCTCGGCGTGGCGGGGAATGATCGACCTGGGCACTCGCTCCAAGCAGTCTTTTCAGCAAGACGCCGACGAGTGCATGCGGTTCTTCAACGGACCTTATGATTTCCTGTACGGCCTATCGGAAGGGCCTCAGCGTGGCGACTTCATGTACGTCGGCATGAAGCGCCTCCCACGTCCGTCCATCGTCTGCACAGTCAACAAGGTCGCTGAAGGGGTTCAACTCTTCGGGCCGACGCTCTATCACGACAACCCCGACTGCACGGTCACGCCACGCAAGCCACCGGACATTCCACTGCAAGTCTTCGGGGACATGAACGACCCGATGGTGCAGATGCAAGTGCAGCCGATGATGCAGCAGATGAGCCAGCAGCAACTCACCGACTCTGTGCGGGCCATCCTGCTTCAAGGATTGCTCCATTACCTGCCGACAGCCATAAATCTCCGCGAGTCTTCCAGAGACGCAATTGACGAGGGGATCATCAAGGGGGCAGCTTTCCTCTTATTCGATATGTCCGATCCATCCCAGGGGCGCAAGATGCCCTACCCGATCTGGAAGACTGTCGATGATCTGATCTTCGATCCAGATCACGAGACGATGAAGGACGCTCGCTGGATGGCCGTCCGGATGATCGAGCCTACATGGGAAGTCGAGGCACGTCGCGGTCTTCCACCAGAAACACTGAAAGGAAACTATGAGTCTCATTCCTCAATCGCATCCGTGGCAGGGGCCGGAAACGAGTATCAGAAGCGCAATGGAAAGACGAACGATCTTCTGGTTTACTGGCGCGTGTGGTCAAAGATGGGTCTTGGAGGTCTTCTGAGGGGCATCCCGAAGGAAGCCGCTGAAGCAGATCGGTTCGGTCGCTACGTGTACTTCGAAATCTGCGATGGCTACGAGTACATGTTGAACTGTCCCCCTGAAATCTGGGACAGCGAAGAGGAATGCAAGAGACGAATGCAGTGGGAGACTCCATTCTGGAGGGATGTTCCCTCGACGATGGGCTGGCCAATCGAGGTTCTGGCCTTCCACAAGGTTCCGCGGCAAGTATGGCCCATGAGCCACTTCCGGCCCGGGCTTGGCGAACTAAAGTTCATCAATTGGGGGTACTCGTTCCTCATCTCAGCGATCCAGAAGAGGTGCAGGGACTTCATCGTGTGCGCCAAGGGTCTCGACGAAGAGACGAAGACGAAGATCCTTGAAGGCAATGACCTGGAACTGATCGAGATGTCTCAGGCAATGGGGATGCCTATCGATCAACTCGTCGGCTTCATCAAGCATCCCGACTTCTCCGAGGGGATTTTCAAGGTCATCGAGAAAGTTGAACTGAACTTCGAGAAGCGCGTCAACCTCCCGGAGATTCTGTACGGGGAGACCGCCCATGCTTTCCGCTCAGCAGAAGAGGCCAGCCTCAAGCAAGGTCAGGCCAACGTCCGCATCGACGACATGGCCACTACGGTAGAGGCGTGGATGACTGGCGTGTTCCGCAAGATGGCGCTCATGGCGCGCTGGCACATGACCGGAGAAGACCTGGCGCAACTCTACGGGCCAGTGATCGGCCAGTTGTGGGCGAAGTTCGTCGAGACGGCAGACATCGACGAGGTCATTAACCAGCTCGAATATCGGATCGAGGCAGGAAGCACGCGGAAGCCGAACAAGGACAAGGACGTTCAGGACGCCAACTCGCTGGTGCAGATGCTCTTCCCGCTCCTGTCTCAATTCGCGATGCAGACAGGGAACGTGCAGCCGTTCAATGCCTTGTTGCTCTTTTGGGGCGAAGCTCTCGACAAGGACGTCAGCAAAATGCTTCTTCCGGCGCCGCCTCCACCACCGATGGGACCACCGGTTCCTGGTCAGCCAGGGCACCCTCCGCATCCAACGAGCGCACCCGGCGCGCACCCGCCGACAGGAAATGGACAGCCGCCGCACGCCAACGGACAATCGCCACCACAAGGCATTCCGCAGCCTCCTCCTTCACCAATGCCGGCGATGCGATAAGATGACGCAAAGGACACTTTTCAAACAGAGAGATTAATCGTGAACGAAAACAAGCCAATCAGCGCCGGAGACTGCGAAAGCCCTGTGCGTTTCGCGGGAGGTAATTGCAATAGCCCAATGCGCGAGACGTTCCAAACGCGCATGGCGAATGTCGTCGCTCAAAAGCGCAAGGAGCTTCAGGCTCTTGAGCAACTCCAGAAGATCGCCGACAAAATCGAGAACGGATCTCCTCTCGAAGAGCTTTTGTGGAGTTTGACGAACCGCATCTACGAGCGACTTCTGTAAACAGGGACTCCATTATGCTCATTACAAAATACTCCAAGAGATTCGCAGCGCAGGCACTCACGACTTCTCTGACGACGACGGCCGAGATCGACATAGGCCACTACACGTCCGGAGAGATATACATCCCGAGCGGATCGTCCATCACAACGCTCACGTACTACGCCTCTCCGTGTCCTGCTGGAGGCGGCGGGGTGTACGTCCCGGCAAACGACTCAACGCCAGCGGTGATTGTGCAGACGGTTTCCGGGCCGAACGCCTATCCGATCCCGGCGGCGCTCTTTGGAGGCGATTGCATCAAGATCGTCGTGAACGCTGCCGGAACAGTGGACATTGTTTTGAAATCGTAGGCAAACACCGGCGGGGGCGAGTATCGTGAAATCCGCAGGCGATCATTCTTTCCCGCCGGTTCCTCTTTGAAAGGCTAGTCCAATGGTCCCGCAAATGCCTCCTCGGCCTCCAACGATGCCTCCGCAGGGTCCGTCAGGAATGCAGGCTGGTGCAGGAAGCCCTCAGATTCCTCCTGATCCTGCGATGCTTGGAGGCCAAGGGAGCGTTCCTGTTTGCCCTTTATGCGGGCAACAAATATTAATGCCCAACAACCTTCCTGGGCAGCAACCGAACGCTCCTCTCGATGGACAATTCGCGCCCGAGCAAGGGGAGCAAGGAGGCAACTCGGAACTTCTCGCGGCGTTGATGAGCGGCGGAATGGGGCGGTAACGATATGCCTGACAACTCGGCGCTTGGACTTGTTACTCCACTTATCCCCCCTGATCTTTATCAGGGCATCGTCAACCAATTGATGAGCCCGCCTGATCCCGGCACGTCGCAATCAGACGGAACAGGAAACCACCACCAGGCTGACGCGAACGGAAACACGCAAAACTTCCAGGCGGTCACTCCAGGCGCAACGGTAGGATACTCGATGGCCAATGGATTTGGCACGGCATGGGCACAATCGTCAAGCTCAGTGGCCATAACGCTGGCCTCGATGCAAATCAACGTGTGGGGAAGCGGTGCTGATGGACTCGACTACAACTCCGGAGGGGGAGGGGCTTTCATTCAGGCGTCGGTGCTTATTGCTATACCTTCTGGATGGTCTTACTTGTTCCAATCAGCTCTTAGATCCGACTTTCCGAACGGAGCTATAGGAACACGCGTCTCCATTAAGTTTTTTCAGCAAGACGGAACTCCCTGGGATTTCCCTATTGATATCCTTGGCGCGCAAGATCCCGCAGAGGCTTTTGGGGGACTTCAATACCACGGTGGCGGAGGTGGCAATGGAAGTCAATGCTTTGCTTTGACAATTCCGCAGCCAAGCTTGCCATTGGTTTATTGCACAAACGTCGTAACCCACAGCGGCGGAAAGGGCGGATCTTCCGGCTCAAGTGAGGTTGGAGGAAATGGAGGAGGCTTTGAGCCTTTCGGTGGTGGAGGAGGTGGTGCCGCGGCCGGGACTGGAGGTGATGGCGCTATCGGTGCTGGAACTGACAACGAAGTTCCAATTGGAAGCTTTCCAGGCGGCGCTGGTGGCGCAGGCTCCGGAGGCGGCGGAAGCGGAGGTGCTGGCGGCGCAAGCAGGGGATTGAATTATCCTGGCGCCGAGGCTGGACCTGGAATTGATGGGTCATTTCCTGGTGGTGGAGGCGGAGCTGCCGGCATGAGTTGGGCTGGATTCACTGGCGTTGATATCCAAGGAGGTAAAGGCGCTGATGGAAGATTCACGATTGTTGCCGACCCAAATAAGTCGGCGTCGATGTTTAGCCTGACGTTGCAAACGCAGCTTCTGAATCTTTTTTCATCAACTCCACCAACAGCAACTCCCGGAGACCCAATACCTCCACTTCCTCCAGGTAATACATTTGTCGCTTTCCCTCCACCGTCATCACTTCCGCTTCCTGTGTCGAACGTCACTCTTCCTCCTCTCCCAACACAAACGTCATTTGTCGCTGCCGTTGCTGGAAGCGGAGGTCTTGGCGCATCCGGTTCAACAAGCGGCGCTGGCGGAGGTGGCGGTGGCGGGGCGTATATAAGCGCAACCGTAAACATTATCATGCCTGCCGGATGGTCGTACCAAACAACATCCGGAACTGGAACGTCGTTCCCTGGAAGCGGCGGATCAGGAACTACTATGTCTATTCAGTTCCTTGACGGAGAGGGAGTTGTCCAGGTTGGCCCAAGCCTGATCCTTGCTGCCGAAGACGGGAACTCTGGATTAGGTTCGCTTGGCGGCCCTGGAGGGTTAGTGACGTATTCGTTTGGTGATTCGACCGCATCATCCGAAGGATGTAGCGCATGGTGTACATCTGTGACTGCTAACGTTGGTGGAGATGGAGGAACTGTTACGGGGGGAGCTCCACAATCTGGAGGAGGAGGAGGCGGCGTAGGAACAGGAACTGGCGTCGGCTCTTTGGGAGGAAGCACAAATAACACCGTTCCCACAAGTCAGTTTCTTGGAGGGCAAGGCGGAATACCTGGTGGCGGGTATGGGGGAACGTCAAGAAGCACGTTGAATCCTCCTGGAATTAACGGAACCGCAGGTGCTAGCGCTTTCGTTAGCGGATGCGGTGGAGGTGGAGGCGGCCAGATGTGGATTGGTGTTTCTGGCGGTGGAAGCGGAGTTAGTGGAGGAGTAGTTGTTGGAATACCTCCCGTTAACCCTCCACCTTCGGTGCCTCCTCCAGTACTTGGAATACCAATAAGTTGTGCAAGTTACCCACCGTCGGTTTATCCCCCGTCACCACCGGCTCCGCCGTCGCCTCCGGCTCCTCAATATGTTCCAATTGCGCCGTCGCCTCCGGCTCCTCCTACTCCGCCAGCAACAGCGCCTATCGTTCCTGATGGTAGATGGCAAACTTGGCATGGAAAACTTTTGGCAGGAGTGTTGGGGCTAGTTCCCCAGCCTCCTGGAGGGCACCCGAATCATCGCATTTATGCGCTATGGAGGCCTCCTGGATTTAGGTACGTATTGGTAATTAACCCGCTAACCGGACTCCCAACGTTTGTAAACGCTTTCACGGGAGTGCCGCTAGAGTATCCCCCAAATCCCCCAATAACCGGCCCATTGCCTCCGGCTCCGCAAGGCCCTCCTCCTCCGCAAGGCCCAGGCGCTGGACTACAGACACCACAGACACCACGGTTGATTGTCGCAAGTTCAATCCAATGCTTGTTCTCGATTTCCGATGGAAACTCCGTAAACATAAATACCTCGGTCTTTGCAAATGTGATATCTGGGTATTCCGATGACGGAAGTTCAGCAGTTAACGTCATCAATGCTTTCCTTGCAACGGAAGCCTATGGGGTATTGATGAATGCCTCCTATACGGGCTCCAATACCCAGACATTTGGTGCGTTTCCAAGCGATGACACATTTGCCGATAATGGAGATGGGGTCTACGTTTACGCTTGAGGTCTACTATGAACCAACTTTCACCAGCTTCTTTGCATGCACTCGGAAACATGCTGCACTCGCCAGCGGACGCGCAGTTACTTGCTGATGCCGTGTCTAATTCAAACAGCGTGATTCAGCAATACAGCTTCGCCAACGGCCTTGTCCTGGCGCATGGCCTAATCGCCCACGCTGGTGGCGGTCAATCTGGCGGATTCCCGATCACCACAAAGATCAGTGACTTCGGGACCGTGGCCACGACTGGAGATAGCGCTCTACTTCCTGGGAATGCTGGCGGGGTCTCTGACTTGATCGTGATGAACCACGGGTCCAACTCGATGAATATCTTCCCGGCCCTGGGTGAGCAGATCGACTCGCTCGGGACAAACGCGGCCTACGCTCTGGCTGCCGGAAAAACCGTGTCGCTCAACTGCGCCGTGGCTGGGGCGTGGACATCTTCCCTCTTCCCGTGATGAATCATGTCAACCGGAAGCGAGCTTTTGAAGGCCCTCGGGATCGGTGGAGCAACCATCGGAGGTGGGGCTGCGCTTCACGGGATGGGATGGGGTGATGTTCTTGCTCCGTTGGATTACCCTCGCAAGGCGTTGTATAACACCGTCGCATCTCCTTTCCGGGCCATGCAATCAGGGAACGCCTCCGATCTAATCGGGATGATCCCAGGAATCGCCGGTGGCGCTCTGGGAGGCCTCGTGGGTGGCCCACTTGGGGTATTGGCTGGCTCGGCTCTTGGAGGGGCGCTGTACGGGGCTGGAGAGGCTTCCGGGCGTCCTGAGTTCAACGCTCCATCGGTGTCTGATTTGACGGGAACGGAAGACTTCCTTCCTAACATGGCCGCAGGCGTTTTAACAGATCCGCTTACGTTCGCGGGCCTCGGGCAAGCGTGGCGAGGGGCAAAGGGCGCTTTGGCTGGCGGCGAGGCCCTATCCACGGCAAAGGCTGCGGAATCAGCTATACCCGTGGCTAAACTTGCAGAGCCGATCGCGCAGGAAGCGAAGCCAATCGCAGAAGCCGCTCAACTGCGCACCCCCCCTGCGCAGTTGGAGCAAGCTGTCCCAACCGCGGAGCGCGTTCAGGCCCCTTTCTACTCCCGACTTGAGCGCGCCATTGAGCGATTGGGCAACAAACCTATCGGCGTTCCAGCCCTGGAAAACCGCTTGCAAAAGGTAGCGAAGGAAGGCTTCTCCTCGGAAGAACTCCAGCACACTCTTGGTGATCTCCTCGAATCAAAGAAGCCTGGCGATACCGTGACGAAGGATGAGTTGCTGAACCACTTCCGGCAGAACCAGATCAAAGTCGAGGAAGTGATGCACGGTGACGTTCCCGCCGATCAGGAATTCAAGCGTGTGCAGTACATGGACCGCAACACTCCGGGCGGGGAGAATCACCACGAACTCATCATGACCATGCCGAGAAAGTCACCTCCATCTTTGACATCAGAAGAAATGGCATGGATGAAAAATGCTGACAAAAGAATAGGAACGCTAAGCCCAGATGAAAGGGCAAGGTATCAGGACTTGTTTAATCGTGAAAGCGCAGCTAATTATCCAAGAAAACAACCATCCTACGAAACCGAGCATTGGCCAGGAGTTGAGAATCCCGTGGTCCACGTCCGCTTCAATGACCGCACAGGAGCGAACGGAGAGAGAATCCTGCACATCGAGGAAGTTCAGAGCGACTTGCACCAACAAGGGAAGAAGGGGGCCTACGAAGGTACTCCCAAGGCGAATGAAATCTACGCCAAGGACAATGAATTGATGCAGCTTCTCGCGGAGAGCAACAGGACTCCCGAGACCGATATTACTGCTCACGCTTCTCTGGAAGCAAGAATCCACGAGTTGCAAACAACCTCGAAGCCTGGAGACGTGGTTCCCGACCTCCCCTTCAAGGACTCCTCTCACGAACTCGCCTTGAAGCGCATGATCCGCTACGCTGCCGATAACGGCTACGACGCGATCACGCTCAACACGGGAGAGCAAGCGCAGGCAATCACGGGCGGCAAACTCTCCGGGCAGCAGCAGTGGTATGACAAGACGCTCCCGAACTATCTCAAGAAGTATGCCAAGACAATGGGCGTGGAAGTGAAGCCTGGGGAGGTTTCGTATATTTCTCCAGATACGGCGATTGACGCCAAGGATATGCTTCCAGTCTCGGCCTACATGCCAATCACAGACGAAGTTCGCCGCCGCGCTTTTCGCGGCCAGCCATTGATGGGCCTCGGCGGTGCTACTGGCGGAAGCGCCTTGCTCGCAGCTCTGGCAGGACAACAGCAGACGTAAACCTGTATCATTAAGAGAAACGAAAGGAAGTCTCTATGGCTGTTCTTGATCCAGAAGTCGTGTACGCTTTGGGACAAGCTTGCCACTCCCCGGCCGGGGCTGCGCTCATCGCTGAGGCAGTGGCGAACTCTGGCGGGGCGGCTGGCACCGTTAGCCCGGACGGATCGGGGAACATCAACCTGGCGGCAACGGGAACGATAACGCTCGGAACGGGGCTTGTCATCGAGTCCTACGCCGACGCCCTGACCGCTCACTCGGGAGGAACGCAAGCCGCGGCACTTCAATTGGCAGCGATGACCAACCGCATCACGACGGTTGCCGCTCCAGGCGATTCCGTTGCGCTTCCGGCCGCAGTTCCAGGGCTCCGCGTTACCGTCATCAACGACGGGGCAAACTCGATGCAAGTGTTCGGCTCCGGGACTGACACGATCAACGGCATCGCCACGGCGACGGGAATTGCCCAGGCGGTTAAGGCGGTCGTGACGTACTCTTGCACCGCGGCTGGTCTATGGGAAGCGAACCTTGCTTCGTCATCTCCGGTGGGTTCTCCAACGGCGGGATCACGGATCGCTTCCGGGGTGGCGTCAATCACGGGGACCGGAACGGTCGTCACAGGATTGAGCACGGTCACGGCCGTTATTGTCTCTCCCGTTGGACCGATGGATGGGGTAACGATAGCCGCCGTGTCCGCGACCATCGGAAACCAAACGGGCGCGCCGGCGGCAGGCTCGGTCAATATCGCGGTCTGGAAAGCAACCTCAGTGTCGAACCCGACCCTCATCGCGGCTACTGCCGCTGAATCGGTATCGTGGATCGCTTTTGGGCAATAACATGGACTTCATCAACTACCTCATGGAACAGGGGCTCACTCTGGACGAGGCGCAAGAACTTGCCCAGAGGAAGCACGATCACCCCAAGTTGACGGGCGTCATGATCCGTGGCCTCTGGATCAATCTCAGTCCACCGACATTCCATTCCATCGAGCGCGTCAACGAGATGTTGGCGAACGGCGTGCCACCAAAATCAAACACTGACGTCGAGTTACTTTCGGGGAGTTGCAATGGAAATCAATTCGAGAGAAATCCAGCACAGGGCGAATTCTACCGCAAGGAATGCGAGAAGCGAGGCGGAACAACAAAGGGGCGCAAGTACATCTCTCAACTTGCCCGCTATCCCGGAGATGAAGAAGCGTGGGTTTCAGGACGCGGAGACGTGCAAAAGATCCTTGAGAAACGCGGATGGGGAAGCGAGGGGGCAGTGACTGTCAAGGCGCGAGGCCAGACGGAAGCGCCGCCCCCGCCCATCCCGATAGCCGAGCATATTGTTGATCGGCACGTTGCCGAAGAGCTCTCCGGGCGAACCGTGAGCCGCAAAGAGTACCTTGACACGCGAGAGAAGATCGCCGACAGGATCACGCCAATCTCAAAGAGGAAGAAATGATCGAATTTATCACCGCGTTCTGCATATTTTTGTTCTGGCTGATTGCTGTTTTTTTGGACAGGCGACATGGCTGAGTTACTTGAAAACGCAGCACAAACAACTCTCGCGTCCCCATTGTCGAACTCGGCAACGACGCTCACCGTTGCGTCGAATACGGGTTTTCCTGGAAGCGGAAACTTCAGGATTGTAATCGATCAAGAGTTGATGCTTGTCACGGCAATTTCTGGAACGACATGGACCGTCACTCGCGCCATTGAGTCCTATGGTGGAGTGCAGACGGCCGTCTCTCATAACGCTGGCGCTACGGTGACTGGCGTCCTAACCGAACAATCCCTCATCAATATCATCTTGGCATTGATCGCTTCGGGTGCCGTCGCTAGCTTCAACACTCGAACAGGAGTCGTTACGCTTACCAGCGGAGACGTGACGACGGCTCTTGGCTTCACCCCGATCTCGGGCAACCAGAACATCACGGTATCGGGGGATGCCACGGGGAGCGGAGCTACGGCTATTGCGTTGACCCTGGCAAATACGGCGGTCACTCCTGGCGTATACACGAACACGAACTTGACGGTTGACTCCAAGGGGAGATTAACGGCAGCGGCAAGCGGATCATCATCTGGAGTTTCAAGCTTCAATACACGCACCGGAGCTGTGACTCTTTCAAGCGGCGACGTAACCGGAGCGCTGGGGTACACTCCTGGAACAGGCAACGGAACAGTTGTCTCGGTAGGCATCACCACGGCCAACGGAGTCAGCGGAACAAGCAGCGGCGGGTCCACGCCATCACTAACCATCTCGCTCGGATCCATCACGCCATCAACAGTCAATGGCAACACGATCACGACAGGAACCGGCACGCTTACGCTATCGACATTTACCTTGACCGTTTCTGGCACGGCGTCAGTGAGCGGGACAAATACTGGTGATCAGACGTTCGTGAGTGGCAATGCAGGCACAGCAACTGCTCTTCAGACAGCGCGAACAATAAACGGAGTCTCTTTCGATGGGACGGCAAACATAACCGTTCCGGCAGCGGCAGGAACCTTGACTGGCGGCACGCTTGCATCGGGCGTTACGGCATCTTCGCTGACGAGTGTCGGCACTCTTGCGACCTTGACAGTGACGGCCGCTATCGCAGGAAGTGTAACCGGGAATGCCGCGACAGTCACGACCAACGCCAACTTGACCGGACCAATAACGAGTGTTGGCAATGCCACGACCATAGCGGCGAACGCAGTAACAACAACCACAATCGCAGCCAATGCCGTAACCTACACCAAGATTCAATCAGAGACGGCTGCAACACTGCTAGGTAACCCCACCGGATCTAGTGCTGGGCCGTCAGAAATTACGCTTGGCACGAATTTGTCATTCACTGGAAGCGTTTTGAATGCGGCAGGTGGCGCTGTTTCTTCAGTCAGTAATAGCGATGGCACGCTCACAGTCTCTCCGACGACGGGAACGATAATTGCGTCATTGGCTCTGGGGAATGCGAATACATGGACTGGGCAGCAGACGTTCAATGCCGTGGCGGGCACGGTAAAGTATATAGTTAAAAATGGAGTTACTGAGTCTGTTCCTGCTTGGCAGTTTCAGGATTCAGGCGGGAACGTCTTGGGTTCGCTCAGTGCAATTTCTGGCGTAACAGAAAATATCCTGTATTCTCCGAATTCGACAGCGGGCAATAATTTCATAAAGCAGCACTCGGACAATACAGGCGTCATTTACGTTCAACTGCAAACGTCAAACATACCGTCTATAAGTATGGTGATGCAGAATGATGGGACTATTGGAGGCAGCATCCGAGGCGGCGGGTCAGGGTTGTGCTTTAACACGACGTCGATAAATCCCACCGTTGGATCGGCAACAACGGCGGCGCTAAATAACAACGTGGTAAGCTTAGGTAATACGTCTAACCAATTCGCCAAAGGATGGTTCGGCGCTCTGAGCGTGGTGTGTTCTGCTGTTGGAATTATCGGCCAAGTAATTCAGGGACTGGCATCACAGACAGCGGTTTTATTACAACTTCAAGGGACGTCATCGACAACCGCCGGACGACCCCAAGCAGACATCGATACCGCCTGGAACGTCAGCACGGATGCTACTAGATCGGCAGATCTTGTTCTGCGGGCATGGTACACAACGACAGCGAATGAGTTTTTGCGGGGAAGGGGGGTCAGTGGCGGGGCAGCGATCGGCTTCCTTGGCTCAACGCCGGTACTACAACAGACGGGCGATGCCGGAACAGCGATGGTCACGTTCGGCCTGATGAGCGGGACGCCGACATTCGCCGCCGCAAATTTGACCGGCAAGCTTCTCCCGTCATCCATCATTGCCACTGCCGACTTGACCGGGCAAACAGGTACGGCAGCATCCGTGGTAACAGTGACTTCTCCGAACGACGGGAATCCCCATCAATATGAGGTTGGGGCCTACGTTAACGTGACGGCTATCTCGGCGGGGACAGTGACGGTTACGTACACCTTCACGGACGAGACTAATGCAAGTAGAACGTTGACTTTCTTCCCGATGGGCCTGACGACGGCCGCAATTTCGACAACTGGATTCAGCGCGTTTTCTTCTGCCACGATCCGAGTGAAGGCGAACACGGCGATTACAATGGTCGCAACTTTCTCCGGTGTTTCGGTGGCGTATGATGCAGGCGGACGAATACAACAGTTAAACTAAGGAGATTTCATTATGATCGCATTTTTCGGATTGCCGATGGTAAGAGATGCTAACTGCAATTTGGTGCGCCCGATGACTATCAACGAACTTCTTCTCGGATACCACAAGGAGCAATAACCGTGTCAACCCCAACTCGACAACAACTGGACATCGTGAGCAACGCGGCAAAAGCTGCCGGCGCTGGACTGCAAGCACTGATGGACCTGCAAGGGTTTGTCGCGCTGATGGCGGTTAGTCCATCAGCTCCGGGAATCGCAACGGCCGATTTCTCGACAACAGACTCCGGCGTGCATCAAGGATTCAATCCCGTCGTGTTCGCGAATTTCATGACACAGGCCCAGGCGATCTCCGCTCTCGTGCTGGCCAACAACGCAGCTATCGCGGCGGCATTCGCGGCAATGGCGGAACAACAGAGTTAAGCATGCCAATCATCGGAAACTTCTCTGGGGTTCTAGGCCAAGGGATGCTCGGCGCTTTTGTTCTTGGCTTCGCGCCGCCATCTACGCCTCCTCCTCCCGTCGTCAATCCGATCCCATGCCCGTACTTCCCGTCAACAAGCGATACGAGCAATAGCTTCCCGTCGCGCGGTCCTGATTGCTGCTAAGCCTGTCTTCGGGTAGGATGATCGAATGCAAGTCACCGTCTCGACCTACGATGATGTTGTCAGTCATGCCTTGGACTATCTTGGCAGCGCCACGGATGCCGAGACGCAGAGACTTGCTCGCCGCGCTGTGCAGGGGGCTGTCAATGCCTTCTGGTCTCAACGTCAGTGGTCATACTTCTACAAGCGCCTTCGGGTCATCACGAACATTCCGTACTCAACAGGGGTTGATGGAAGTCTCATCACGTACCTTGTCTCGGCCGGGGCGGTCCCGCGGCAAGTCACCCTGATCGGCGGAACGTGGCCATCGTGGGCAGCGAATGGGCAGCTCGGCCTCGGCCAGATTCCATACCAGGTCTCCGGAGTGATTTCTCCCACGGCCCTTCAGCTTGCTTCGAACATGGCTCCCAATGCGGACATCACCACGCCCACGTCGTACGTACTTTCGCAGCCGGACTACACACTCCCGGCAGACTTCGGGGCGATGGACGAACTCGTAAACATGGGCTTCGCAAGATCGCTCCTCTATCAGACGCCAGGGAACTTCGTAGCCCAACAGCGCGTCTACATCGGTCCGGCCAATCCGTTCATGTACACGATCCAGGCCGACCCTCGCAGGTACGGGGCGCTGATGCTCTCGTTCTGGCCTCCTCCGGATCAGGTCTACAACATGGATGCCTCCTATCGGCGTCAGTCACGGGCCTTGACGATCCTGGGATATTCGACAGGCTCGGTAAACACGACGAACGGATCAACGATCATTTCTGGCAATGGGACGATCTTCACGCCCAAAATGGTCGGCTGCATTATCCGCTTCGCTCAGCAGTCCGGGCAGAAGATACCCACGGGCCCAGGAGGGGCTTCCCCGTTCTTCCTTCAGAGGAGCGTTGTCGGATTCACGGACTCAACGCACATTGCGGTAGATCAAGATCCGCAGAACACGATCCCCAATTGTCCGTACATTATCAGTGATCCGGTGGACCTTGAGCCGGGAGCGATGTCGAACTACTTCCTCCGGGAGATCGAGATGCAGTTCCGGATCATTCGCAGGATCGAATCGACGAAGTTCGAAGAGCAGCACTACCAGAAGGCGCTCATGAGTGCGTTCGAAGCGGACGCCCGGCACTACGAATCGAGAAGCACGGGATCGAGCGGGCTTGACCGAGTGAGGATCGCAACGATGCCGACCGGACCGAATCTTGGAGGCTAACGATGATTGACGAAATGAGTTCAGCGTCTAGGCATTTGTTCGATGATCTGAGCAAAGCAATTAGCGAGGCGCTGTCAAGTGAAGATGCGGCAACTTCCGAGGCCGATCTGCAAAAACTTGGCGTTGACGTTTGTCGCACTGGAGATGCTGCCAGAGCGGCAATGAAAGTCCTGATGGGAGAATGTCGTGACTGACAAAGTAACATAGCCGAAAGAAGACGAAAGCCAAGAAAACCTCACGGCATCAATCGGGGGCCTTGAGTGGGCAAGGGAATTCCTCAGCAGAGTAGAGATCAATCCTTCCATGGCCACCGACATGGCCGTGATGACTTGCTGGTTCACTAACGCGCTGAGGCGAGGTTTTGACGAATGCCACGAATCCATGAAGCGCGGACTTGAACGAGAATCAACGATGGCGGCATGTCCAAATATCGGCGGACGATTGGAGAAGCACAATGATCGACGAAAAGACGAGTGAATGCCCTTTCAAAAAAGGCGATGTCGTTCAACTGAAATCATCTAGCAGCCCCATGACCGTAGAGGCTATTAACAGCCAAGAAAGCCTTGTATATTGCTGCTGGATGAATGAAGATCGAGAAATCATTCGCGCGAAATTCGATCCGGTGGCGCTGAAAAAATGGTGACACAATGGCAGAACCCGCACGCCCCGTGGCGCTGGCCCAAGATTTTGCCGGAATGGTTAGCAACGCCGATCCTCGCGACATTCCCCCCGGTGCTGCCGAGGAGCAAATAAACCTCTCGACGCACATTCAGGGGGAGATGCGAGTTCGTCTCGGAATCCAGGCTGTTACATTCGAGGATGAATGATGTTCTCAGGATTCGTCGCCATTGGAACTCCGATCAGAATCCCGGTCCTCGTTGACATCGAGGGCTTGCCGGTCAACGCCGACTCCTTGCCGATCTATCGCGTCTACGGCGACCAGGGGCTTCTTCCGGGCGGAACGGGAAGCTGCGTCATCAAGGACTCGCTCGGGATCACGGGAGCCACGAACGCCTCCCCAATCGTTATCGCGTCGGTCGGCCACAATCTCCAGACTGGCATGAAGGTCACGATCTCGGGGGTTGTCGGCAACACGGCAGCCAATGGGACATGGACGATCACAGTGATTGATCCGAACACGTTCTCGCTGAACGGCTCGGCAGGGAATGGGGCGTACACGTCTGGGGGAACCTGGAATACGAGCGGACTCTACGATGTGGTGCTGACGCCCACGACTGGCTCTGGGTATGCCCAGGGGCTTTTCTATGACATCCTAATAACGGCATTGGTGAGTGGAGTTCCACAAACTTCAATTGCTCGCCTGGGAGTGGTCTGATGCCATCCTATCTCGGCCGCTGCCAGCTCGGAACGTGGCTCAACTTCTACTTGCAGCCCACGCCTCCCGCCATGCCCGATGATGTTCCCTGGCTCAAGATCTTCCGTGCTTCCGATGGCCATGTCGTCTTTGCCGGAGGCATGCCGATCATGGATAAGCAGATCGACGTCGGCCTATTCCGCTTGCCACTCTTTCTGGGAGCGGGCTTTGCCGTTGGGCAGCATTCGGCGATGGCGTCCTTCTCGCTGGGCGGGGCGCAGCAGATCGCGACGTGGATGTTCGATGTGATCGCCGGGGGAAGCGTGATTGGTCAATCGATTTCGATGCATTATTATCACAGGCCGAGCAGCGACTTCATCGTCTGGCAAACCGAGTCCGGGGCAATTCTTCGTGG